TTTATTTCCGTAATTTTGGGGCAAGTAACGTAAACTACATTACAGAAGATCCACGACCAAATGAGATCATTCATATTAAAGAATACTCTCCATTAAATACTTTTTATGGTGTTCCAGATATTATTTCTGCTATGCCAGCACTTCTTGGAGATGCCCTAGCATCACAATATAATATTGACTATTTCCAAAACAAAGCTGTGCCTCGTTATGTTGTAACTCTTAAAGGTGCACAACTTACTTCAGAAGCAGAGGATAAATTATTCCGTTTCTTACAGACAGGTCTTAAAGGTCAGTCTCACAGAACACTTTATATTCCATTACCTGCAGATTCAGAAACAAGCAAGGTAGAATTTAAAATGGAACCAATTGAGGCTGGAGTTCAAGAAGGTTCATTCTCTAAATACAGAGAGCAAAACCGTGACGATATTCTAGTTGCTCACCAAGTTCCACTTTCAAAATTAGGTGGAGGAACAGGTGTAGGACTAGCTGATAGTCTTTCTCAAGATCGTACATTTAAAGAACAGGTTGCAAGACCTGCTCAACGTAATCTTGAAAAAATTATCAATAAAATTGTTCACGAAAAAACAGATATCTTAGAACTTAAGTTTAATGAGCTTACTCTCACAGACGAACTTGCTCAATCACAAATTCTTACAAATTATGTTAAGAATCAGATTATGGCTCCTAATGAAGCTCGTGAAGTGCTTAACTTGCCAGAACGTGAAGATGGAGATGCTATGATTGTTCCTACTCCACGTCAAGCAGCAGATGCAAATGCAAACAATCAACAAAATAGAAGTCGTGACGCACAACGTCAACAAGCTCAGGCTGATAATACTGCAACAACTGCTGGAAGAAATCCAAAAGGCGAGGGGAGACGCTCCAATTAAAGGTAACACTTTTATTTCAAAAAGGAGCTATAATATATAAGTATGAGTATCTCTAAAGCACACTGGGCAACTGAGGGCGACAATGTTCGTATCTCCATGCCAATTAGTAAGATAGATTCGGAACGCCGAATCGTATCTGGTTTTGCTACGCTTGACAATGTAGATAGACAGTCAGATATTGTTACTACAGACGCATCTATGAAAGCATTTGAAAACTTTCGTGGAAATATCCGTGAAATGCACCAACCTAAAGCGGTAGGTAAAATGGTTTCATTTAAACCAGACAAGTATTTTGATCCAGAAACAAAGAAATTTTATACAGGGGTATATGTATCTGCATATATTTCAAAGGGTGCTCAAGATGCATGGGAAAAAGTTTTAGATGGAACTTACACTGGTTTTTCAATCGGTGGCAAAATGAACAAGTGGGATAATGCCTACAATGAAGAACTCGATACTGAAATCAGAGTAATCAAGGATTATGATTTAATGGAACTATCTTTGGTAGATAGTCCAGCTAACCAATTTGCAAATATTTTATCGGTACAGAAAGTTGACGGAGTTAACACTGTAACAGGAGAAAATGTTGATATAATTGTTGAGAATGTTTTTTGGGATAAAGAATCTGGTATTGTTACATTATCAGAAGAAGATTCTGCGGTAAGTCCAGTAAATGGAAGCCAAATGCAAAACATTGGTTTTGTTGAGAAAAATGACTCAGACAAAGCAGATGTAATAAAATTCTTAGTTAATAGTGCTAAAGGCATTAGTATTTCTAAGACTAATAAGGAGAATGATAGTATGTCAGATGAAATCGTAAATGATGAAATCGTTGATGTTGCTCCAGAGGCAGAAGTTGTAGTTGACACTCCTGCTACAGAAGAAGTTGTTGAAGAAGCTCCAGTAGCTGATCCAGCACATGTAGAAGAAGTTGTAGAAAGCGTTCCTAGTTCAGAGGAAGTAGTTGCAGAAGCAGTTACTGAACTAAAAGATGCCGTTACAGCAGCCTTTAGCGACATTACAGCAATCGTAAAATCATTGGTAGAAGCAAAAGATGCTCTTGCCAATGAGGTTGCTGAACTTAAAAAATCAGTCGGTCATGTAGATGCAAAAGTTGCAGATGCAGAAAACGACTTTAATACACTTGGAAAGCGAATTGATGCAGTAGAAGCAGATACAGCTTTCCGTAAGTCTGGCGATCTGGGCGAGATCGTACAGGAACCAGCAATGGTTGAAAAATCACTATGGGGTGGAAGTTTCCTCAATTCATCCAGCCTATTAAATTAACAATCACTGGGAGGTGAAAAATAAAATGTCGGAAGAAATTATTAAAAATAACCCATCAAGTCCTACTGGAACTTACCCTAACTCACAGGGTGCGTTTGATTCGGGAGGTATTGGTGGAGTAACATCACCTGCAGCTCGTTACCTTGGTAACAACGCAGATGGTGCAGGTGCAAACGTTGGTTTGTTGAGTGGTGCTAACGCAGTTAACCCATCTTACACAACTACTGGAAACCTTTCATATCCAGGTGCTGGTATCCTACGCCCCGAACAGGCTAATCGCTTTATCGATTATATTTGGGATGCTACTACTTTGGCTAAAGATGGTCGCCGTGTGACTATGCGAGCTAACACAATGGAACTTGAAAAAGTTAACGTTGGTCAGCGAGTTATTCGTGCTGCTAACCAGGGTGACGCAACATTCCAAAACGCAGGTGCAACCTTTACTAAGGTTGAGCTTAACACCAAGAAACTACGTCTAGACTGGGAAGTCTCAGCTGAAGCTCTTGAGGACAACATCGAAGGTGCTGCCCTTGAGGACCACTTGGTACGTCTTATGACTAACTCGTTCGGAAACGATATCGAGGATCTAGCCATTAACGGAACAGGTTATTCAGGTGATGGTGCATTCCTCGGAATTATGAACGGTTTTGTTAACCGTACTAAGACTGATGGATTCGCACACCAGGTTACTGTCGCTGCTAAGAGTGCTACTACTGTAAATGAGCAGGGTGCAAGCATTACTAACGGTGGTGCTAACTGGACTACTAAAGAATTGCAGTCAATGATTACTGCTATTCCTCGTAGATACCGTGCTCTACAGACTGGATTGAAGTTCTACGCTGGTACAGATGTTTTCGCAAACATCGTTCGTAACAACGGAACAATCTTCAATGCTATCGGTTCGGTAGAAGATACTCGTGGTTCGTACTTTGGCGGTGCTGCACAAACCTTTGGTGGTGCTCGTCAAACTCGTGTTCTAGGTGTAGACGTTCTTGAAGTTCCTTATTACCCTGCAGACTTTGTAGATCTTACATTCCCTGCAAACCGTATTTGGGGCTTCCAGCGTGACATTACTGTCAACCGCTTGTACATTGCGAAAAAGGACACTGTAGAATATACAGTATTCGTTCGCTTTGGTATCAACTGGGAAGAACAGGATGCAATCGCTTGGGCACTTAAGTCTGCTTAATAGCAACTAACCTTTAAGAGGGGGTGGAGATTAATTTCTCCACCCTCTTTTTAATTTAAATGGTATAATATTATCAGAAAGGACTATAACTATGTCTAATGAAGAAACAACAAAAGTCAATGAAAATGTTATTGACAGTAAAGTGCCACCAAAAGCAGCCCCTTCAGTAAAGGCTACTCCAAATGGTACAATTGGAACAGCAGAGACTGCTCCTAAACTACAGCCTACGGCAGAACCAAAGGCAAAGCCAAAAGAAAAACTTGTAGCAATTTATTCACCTAATAATCGTTTTTGGGATGATGTGGGTAGACTAGATAAAGGATATAACTTTGTAAACAAGAAAGCAGCAGATGCTTGGCTTACACAAGAAGATATCAGACTAGCTACTCCAGAAGAAGTAAAGGCAAATCTTTCAGTCGGAGATGAAGACTAAAAAATGGAAGTATTGAGAGTTCCACCATATCCTATTACTACTAAATGGGATGTTCCAAATGCAAACGTGGTATATACATACCAGTTGGAGGATGTGGTGGATCACTCGATTGAATCTGGAACACTTACTTCCGATTCTAACTCACAAATAACATACGTTCTTCCAAGATCAAAAGTTCAATACGACAGAGATTTTGCCTTTAGGGCATATGATCCTACTGGGGAAATTGTATTAGATGATAACCTTACAGTTTATAGACCATATGTTGATTTTACTAAACTAGGTTTGTCTGGTCCAGACCAGGAAGAATATAAGAAATGGGAAATTATTGCTAGGTCAATTATGGATGGATATATTTTAGACCACTCTGCAAATGGAG